GTGTAGTCGCGGTCGATCTCCTGCGCCACGATGACGGGATCCAGCGTCGCCTTCTGGCGCTCGTACCAAACCTCGTCCTTGCGCGGGTCGTCGTGCCAATCGAAGATGAACACCGGGATGCGACCGCCGTGCCGCTTGCGATAAAACGGATTGCCCGCCCCGTTGGGCGTCGACACGTGCACCTTGCAGTTGGAGGTCTGCGACAAGGCCGCATCGACCGCCTCGGGCCGCTCGATGAACGCGGCCTCGTCCAGGAAATAGATCGAGGTCCGGTTACCACGACCGATGTTGTCGCCCGCCTCGCCGATGATCGTCGCCCCGTTCTCGGGGTTGATGATGCGCATGGACGGCGCGTGCGTGCGCTCGGCATAGCCCTCGGGCCGCAGCTCTTGCGGCAGCAGGTTGATGGACTCGCGGATTTTCCAAAACAGCGACTTGGGGTCGCCGAGCTTGTCGACATACTCCTCCTTGCGAGAGCCAAAGCCGACCACGGTACCGGGATGGAACAGCCACATCCAGACGCCAATCGCCACGCACAGCCAGGAGCAGCCCATGTCGCGCGACTTCTCGACCAGACCGTCCTCGCGCTTGCGCCAGCGGTCCACGATCCAGGTCACAAACTCGGCCTGCTTGGGAAACAACAGGAACGGAGCCACGGCCTCGATGCCGCGCTCGACGTTGCGCGGGTCGAAGGTGCACAGCCAGTCGTTGATGAACTCGACCGGGTTGTCGCGGTAAAACTCCTTCACGCCCACCAGCACAGCCGCATCGGCGCGCAACCGCTGCAGACGCTCGATGCGCTCGGTCCAGACCGGGCGATAGTCGGGGTTGCGCCAGTCGATCTCAGCCACGGCCACGCAACCCGTTGAACACCCGTCGCAGGGTGTAGGAGCGAACCAGCGACACGACCGTGAAGATCGCGCCGATGGCCAGCGTGTCGGGCAGCGAGGCATGCAGGCCAAACCACGGGAACACCACGATCTGCGCGCCCACCGCCACGCCATAGCCCACCGCCACATTGGCCACGGACTCGACGCCGGACATGAAACGCGACTGGCTCATGCCTTGCCCCCAATCAGCCGCTTGTAGGCCTCGGACGGGTCGAGCACGACAGTGGCCTCGGACTGGATGGCCCCGCCGCCAGGGCCGGAGTGTTCATGCTGCTGCTTTTCCGACCAGCCCATGCGGGCCTTGGTCCACCAGATCATGGCGGTGGTGTCGTCCTTCTTGGTCGCGCGCTCAAACAGGGTCTTGGCCACGGCGCTGTTGGCGCGAGCCCGGCCACGCGCCATCTCCTCGGCGTAGTGCACACGGATGGTCTTCTCATCGATGCCGATCATCGAGGCGATCTCGGCCATGTGGATGCCATAGCCGGACAGGGCCTCGACCTGCTGGCGCTGCTGGTCGGTCGGCGCGTGCTGCGGACGGCCAGCATTCTCGCGCGCCCCGCCTCGCGGCTTTTTGGGGTTGTCGGTTTTACTGGCCATCGCTCACCTCCAGGGTTGCTTTGCGGCCAGTGTACTGCTCGTAGCGTTTGACGATGACGTCGCAATAGCCGGGGTCCAGCTCAGACAGCCGGGCGCACATGCCCAGGCGCTCGGCTGCGATCAGCGTCGAGCCCGAGCCGCCAAACAGGTCCAGCACCAGATCGCCAGGCCGCGCGGAGTTGCGCAGCATGCGCTCGATCAGCGCCACGGGTTTCATGGTGGGATGACCCTCGGAGCGCTTGGGCTTGGGCTCGTTGATGACCGAGGGCACCAGCTCCTGCACGGTCGCCGCGCCATCGATGACCATGACCGCGTCGCCAATGCGAATCTCGTACTTGCCATCGTCGCGCCGCTTGAAAGGCGAGCTGTCCTGGTCGAGATCGATGATGGTGGTGAGCTTGCGGCCACCGTACCAGCGGTGACGGCTGCCAGGCTTCCAGCCGTACAGGATCGGCTCGTGCTTCCATTGGTAGTCCGAGCGGCCCAGCACCAGCGAGTCCTTGGCCCAGACCAGGCAGCCGGACAGCTTGAAGCCAGCGGCACGATAGGCCGCACGGAAATTCAGGCCCTCGGTGTCGGCATGCGCGACATAGATCGACGCGCCGGGTTTCATTTGGGTGTAAGCCGCCGTCATGGCCGCGCCCAGGAAGTCGCGGAACTCCTTGTCGTCCAGATCGTCGTTGGCGATTTTCCCGGCCTTGGTCTCATAGGCCACGTTGTAGGGCGGGTCGGTCCAGCACACGTCGCACAGCGCGCCCTGCGTCAGGCGGTCCAGATTGTCGACCGAGGTGGAGTCGCCACACACCAAGCGATGCGGACCCATGACCCACACGTCGCCCGGCTTGGTGACGGGCTCGGCAGGCAGATCGGGCGCAGCGTCCGGGTCGTTTTGCGGCTCAAGGTCGCCCACCATGGCGTCCAGGTCCTCCAGCGAGAACCCGGTCAGCGTGAGATCGAAGCCCTCGAGCTTGAGGTCCTGCAGCTCGGCGGTCAGCAGCGCGGCATCCCATCCGGCATTCATCGCCAGCTTGTTGTCGGCCAGGATGAGAGCCCGACGCTGGGCGTCCGTGAGGCCCGTGAGCACCACGCAAGGCACGATCTCCATGCGCAGCGCCAAGGCAGCCTGCAAGCGTCCGTGCCCGGCAATGATGCGGTTTTGTTCGTCGACCAGCAGCGGGTTGGTGAACCCGAACTCCTTGATCGAGCGCATCAGCTGCTCGACCTGATCAGCGCCATGCGTGCGGGCATTGCGCTCGTACGGCACCAGGCTACTGACCGGAAGGTTTTTAAGCTCGGGAAATTTCATGTTGTTCATTTTAGGCCTCTGATGTGATTTTCGCAACAAACACGACGCAATGAGCTGGCACCACTGGCACGGGTGGCACAGTTGAATTTTCTATTACAACCACACCTTCTTTGCGTATGTGCATGTGTATGTGTATATGTCTGTTTTACCTGTTCCATGTTGTGCCAATCAATAAATCCCAATGAAATCAACGGTTTAAAGCGGTTTTGCATCCTGTTCCAATCCTGTGCGGCACAGCTTTCATTCTGTGCCATCAAAGCGGACCATCGTCCTCTTGCCCAAATGTCTCCCAGTCATGACGCAATCGGATCCCTGAATACAGGTTCAATCGTGTGCCAGAGTCGCGGGGCTGGCTGCGTTTGACGCCAGAAAAAGCCGCCGACAATTGACGCCCAAACGACACCTTGGTGCCTGGATGATCGCGGCCCTGGTCTTCACACCACGCCTTCCAGGCCTTGAACAGCTCGTCGCGGTTGCACTGGTACACCGCACCCACAACGCACTTGTCGGCCACGAAAGAGCGCATCGGGCTGGTTTGCTCGATCAGGTCCTCGGCCAAATCCTCGGACGATTTAGGACGGATGAGGTAGCCACGCTCCTGCAGGCGTTTGAGCCCGTCCAAGGCCCACAGAACGATGGCCGGAAGCTCCTGCAGCAGACGAGTCGTGAGGCCATGATCCTCGCGCCCCAGAAAGCTCTCGGTGAACTTGAACATCATGAACCGGTTGGCCAGCGCCGCAGAGGCGTCCGAAAAGGCTGGCAGCTCATTGGAGGCGAGCACAAAGCGCGTCGGCAGCTTGCCGGTCCAGGCCGAAATGTTCTTGCGGTCGATGGACAAAGCGTCCTCGCCAGAGATGCGGAGCAGGTTCTCCACAATAGGCTGCTGATCGGCGCGGCCCGACAGGCGAGCGTCGGAGATCATGGCCAAGCGCTTGCCGATCAAGGGCTGCAGGCCGAACTGCGTGCCGATGCTGGCAAGGCTTGGGCTGACCCGGTTGGAATAGCCCACCAGGCTCTCCAGCACGCGCAAAATGGTGCCCTTGCCCGAGCGCGGTGGACCGATCAGCATGAACATCTTCTGCTGGCTGGTGTCGTCGGTTAGGAGGTAGCCGAACATATCGGACAGCGCGGTGATGCTTTCATCGTCCTGCGGCCAGAGCCCTTGCAAGAACTTGATCCAATTCGTTGGCTGGCCCGCACCAGGCGTGTAGGCAAAATCGAGCGCCGACGTTACGAACAGGCGATCAGACGACGGAAAGAGCGTGCGCGTTGGCCAGTGCAGAAACCCGTTTGCAAAAGCAATGATCTCGCCAGCGGGAGGATCGTCGGGCCTCTGATCAATCCAGCACTGCGGCTCTGGCAAATCGGCATAGCAAACAGCGCGCAGGGCGTGGGCCACATCGTTGACGCTGGAAGTCTTTGGATTGAAAGCAACGATCTCGCGGTCGCCGTGCTTGTTTTCCTTGATCGTTACGCACTTCGCCATGAAGTGATACAAGCGCTGATCGATGTAGACGCGGTCGCGGATGACGTAGCGCGTGCCATCCCAAGAGTAGAACTCGCCGCGCCAGTGCAGGATGCGGCCCCCTTCAGGCAATGTCGCGTGAAACAACTCGGCCGTCTTCATCGGCGTCGAGCTGAAGATCATCAGATCCTCTGTATCGTCCGAGCCGCCCCCCGGCAGGATTACCGGGCGGGCAGGCTCATCGTGGACGGCTTGGTCAGACGCGAAAGGAGGAACGCCCCCCAAGCTGCCGGTGTTGTCGGGTGCTCGGTCACCCCCATCACTTACCGGCTTGACGGTCGGCTTATCGGATACCGAACCCGGTGGTGAAAGTGTAGCGGGAGACTTGAAGCAGGCACGCACGGCCTTGAGGCCCTCGGCAACATGCAGGTCGTTGAAGTCGGTACCGGTGTCGCGCCCGCCATACCAGACAGGCAGGTAGACCGGAAAGCCGGTGGCCGATGCCGCCTCGATGCCGGGGTTCCAGGGCTGCCCGGCCTGTGCGTGATTGGGTGGACGCACGGTGAAAGCGTCATCGTCGCCAGCGATGATCATGCGCGCCGATGGCAGGGCCCGACGTATCTTCTGAGACACCTCGGCGAGGTTGCCGGAGTTGAAGGCCACGACGACGCAGTAGTTGGTCGCCAGGTGGATGGAGACGCCAGTGGCATAGCCCTCGCAGATGACGACGGTGCCATCCTTGGTCGGCGTGCCGATGGTGCAGTAGGCCCCGGCCAGCGGTGAGCCCTTGATGAAGCGCTTGGTGCCATCGGGCCAGATGCGCTGCAGGCCCACCAGCTCCTTGGCCGAGTGTTTCATGGGCACGAGCAGCATATCGCCCAGCACGCGCGCGCCCAGGCAGGTGATCTGCTTGCGCTCAAGGTAGGGGTGATCGGCCACAACCGCCTCGTTCCACATCTGGGCAGCGGTGACCGCGGCATAGTCGGTGGCCTCCTCGCGCTCGCGAGCCCGCTGCTTTTCCAGGCGCTGCATGCGCTCGCGGTACTGCTCGCGCTCGGCCTCGGTGAACTGTTGCGGCTTCGATGATTTCCAGGTGACCGACATGTCGGTGCGCCAGCAGCCAAAGGCACCGGCAGGACGCTCGTCGTCGTGGAAGCGGTACCAGCCCGACTTGTTGCTAGGACGCCCATCACTGCTGAAGCGGTGGCGCTCGCCATCGCCAATGATCTCGTTGGGAGGTGTCAGGCCCGACGCAGCAATCGCGTCACGAAATTCTGCGGCTGCGCTCATACAGCCTCGATTTTGACGAGTGAGCGGATTGCTCGGTCACGAGACTCCATGATGGAAGCCAGAGCAATCACATCGGCAGCGGAGAAATCACGCACCCGGAGCTCAAGGAGCATGCGCTTGGCAATGTCGACATACTCGAAAACGGTATGCGCGACCTCGGGATGCGGCCCAGAATTGTTGCTGAGATGATCACGCATGCGCGTTGAAAACGGCAGGCTACTTGGGGAAATATCGTCGTGTATTGACATACGGACCTCACGAAAAAAACGAACAGAACTTGAATGTTAATCGAATTACATCGGGTGGTGTGGATTTCTCAACAGTTGTCGCGCATCGTCCACACTCCGGGCCACGCCAGCGATTGCGCCACGCGCGCGCATGGCGTCCAGAAAGTCGGCTTGCTCGGGCCGCAGGCGGTCGCGCCCGGCCTTGACCTCGATGTAGAACGCCTTGGCGTCGCCCGCCCGATTGCCGAACAGGTCCGAGAAGCCCTTGGGAAGGCCCGTGTCAAACCAGCGCCCGTCGGCCATCTTGAACTTGCCGACGTTGGCCCGGCAGATGAAGTGGCCGTCCTGAGACAGAGCAAGACGGATGGCGTTGGACAGGTCGGTGGCAGCGGTCATGAGGCGCGATTATGAGCCCACACGGCCCGCACCAGATCGGCTAGCATCTTGCCGTGCTTCTCGCCGCGCCGCTTGGCCACGGACTCCAGATACTCGCGCCGGGCCAGCTTGCTGGGCATGGACAGGACGTGCCGGGCTTCGCATTCCGCACGCCACGGCTCAGACCACGAATCGACCTGACGGCCGTCGATCAGGGTGACGATGGGCTTGATCACTGGCCCCATAGCCACCGCCCCACAACCAAGCCAATGCACAGCCATGCGCCGCCCTGCAACACCAGGATGGCCACCATCATCAAAGCCTCATCGCTCATGCTCTCATCTCCTTAGCGTGCCGCGCACGCAGCACATGCCGCGCCCACAGCTCTGGGCGTTTCATTCCCCTGGCCCGGCCAATGGCCACCAGGTCCTGCTCGGTCTGGGCCCGGCCCTGCTCGATGCGCGCCTCGCGCCGAGCCGCAGCCGGATCGATCTCCTGCAGCTCGCCATCGATGTGCTCGATCTTGCGTTCCACGGGCTCGAAGTGATGACCGCAGGCGCAGTCAGTGGCGGCAGACGCCACGGTGGCAAAGCACTTGGGGCAGGTCTTGACCGGCACCTCGGTGGGCTTGCTC